TTTAGTTGAAATCCAAAAAAAGGGTGATTTTCTATATCCTTTACCTGATTTTTGTGGAGAGTATATTGAACTTATAACCCGTATAGATAATTCTGAATATTTTGATAAAAGTAAAGGTGAGTTTGAAAAATATTATAAAAAGACATCTAAAATAGAAGAAAGTGAACAATTAAGAATAGAATCTGGAGAAACTATAAGAAGAGGACAAGAAGAAGAAGAATTAAAAAGAACGGCACAAGAAGAGGCTGAAAGAAAAGAATTACAATTAGCAGAAGAAAAAGCTAGATTCGAATTGGAAAAAGCAAAGGCTGATTTAGCCGCAGCGGAATTATTAGCTATGGAAGAACAATCAAACCCACAACAAATCAAAGGAAACCAAGGTAAAAAAACAGTACAAACACAAGCAGAGAGAGAAGAACAATCAAGAAGAAGTAGAGAAGCTGCTGCTGCGAAAAAAGCGGCAGAGGAAGCAATCAAAGTGGCAGAAAAAGAAGCAAAAAGACTAAAGGCCGAAGAAGAAAGAAGAGCTGCTGAAATACGTAAAGAAGAATCAACAAAAATGGTTGCTTTACAACAGAGTCAAATAGAAACACCAGAACAAAAATTGGCAAGAGAAGAAGCAAAAAAACAAAGAGAAAGAGAGAAAAAGGCCTTAAAGAAAGCGGCCAGAGCTCTAGAAAATGGTATACCTCCGGAAATAATAGTCGTACCACCTAGCGTATCAAAACCTCCAAGATTTTTTAATGAATTTTGGAGTACATTTTTTGATATTAGAGATTTATATAGAATAAAAAATATTATAAACTATTTAATGAATGCTAGTTTGGACGATACACAAGAAAATATTTGTACAAAAATTAAAAAAAAATACAATTCTTATTTTACATCAACCGAGCCTAGTGAAGAAACAAAAATATATAACATTATGTCTTGCGCCATTTTTATCATTTTTGGAATGTTATCTAATAAATTTAAAAAAAAACCTGAATTTAAATATAATATTATTATTAAAGGTGGTAAAGCCATTCAATTAGCTTTGGGAGATGTTTTTATAAATTATCCAAGTGAAGATATTGATATTTTAGTTTTACCAAAATTTAATCAAAGCAATAATGGTTACGAAGTTGTAGAAGGTTATTTTAATTATGATGATATGTATAAAATATCATATGACATAATTAATTTAATTATTTGGATAATTACACCACCAAATCCAGATGAAACAGATATAGATTCTGTGGGGTTTGTAACATTAAATAGAAATTTTGGTACAAAAATAATTCCACAAATGTCAGTAAAAGGGGCTGAATTAATGAATAGATTTGTTTCTAAAATAAATTTTTCAACCTCTACTCGTGGTGTAGTAAGTATTTCAGATATAGATGTAAAACCTCTAGATGTAGAATTAATTACACCTGCTGAAAAAGATTTTTTAACCGCTTCTGGATTTTATACCGGCGACCCCTCTAGTAAAGATTTTTTCATTGGAAATACCGAGCAGACTGATTTTAATTTTGAAGGTATATTACCATTATCATTTAATTATCAAAATTTACCTATTGCTCTTCAAGAAAAAATTTATATTTATGTAAAATATTTGTTACTTAACCAAATGAGTGTGAGTCCTTCGAAAACTTATTCCTTTTTTTTAAAGAAATTTAAAAAATCCATAAATATATTACTTGATTACTTTTTACTAACTAATGGAAATAGTGAAGACCGCAATTTTGAATTATTTCAACAAATGATTAGAGAAAATGGGTTTTTTCCTTTGTTTGCTAATCCTGAAAAATTTAAAAGTTATTTTAGTGAAGGTAATAATAGTCTTGAAGGTAGATTAAGAGAATTGTATGAAAAAATTAGACAACCTGAAAGATAATAATTCGTCAAATATTATATTATATTATTTATTTTATATATTATAATAATGACTTTAGAATTAAAAAAATTTGATATGAAGAGTATTAGCTTCAAACCAAATGAAAATAAAGGACCTGTCGTTGTATTAATCGGCAAGCGTGACACAGGTAAGTCTTTCTTGGTTCGTGATTTACTTTATTATCATCAAGATATTCCTATTGGTACTGTTATTTCAGGCACTGAGGAAGGTAACGGATTTTATGAAAAAATGGTTCCCAAATTGTTTGTTCATAATGAATATAATACAGCGATTATTGAAAATATCTTAAAACGTCAGCGTACTGTTTTGAAGCAAATCAAGAAAGAAATGGAAGCATATAAGAGGAGTACGATTGACCCACGCGCTTTTGTTATTTTAGATGATTGTTTATATGACTCAACTTGGACTCGTGATAAGATGATGAGACTTTTGTTCATGAATGGGAGACATTGGAAGATAATGTTGGTCATCACAATGCAGTATCCGCTTGGAATCCCTCCAACTCTTCGTACTAATATAGATTACGTTTTTATCCTTAGAGAGAATTATATTGCCAACAGAAAAAGAATATACGAAAATTATGCTGGTATGTTCCCTACTTTTGAGAGTTTTTGTCAAGTAATGGACCAGTGTACTGAGAATTTTGAGTGCTTAGTAATTAATAATAATTCTAAATCCAACAAATTACAAGATCAAGTGTTTTGGTATAAAGCTGATAACCATAATGATTTCAAATTAGGATCAAAAGAATTCTGGGAGCTATCCAAAGGCATGAAAGATGAAGATGATGAAGACATGTATGACCCCAATTCAGCCAAAAAACGCGGCGCAGGACCCAAAATCAGTGTAAAAAAGACCACAAAGTGGTAAATAATATTTTTTATAATTTTTATAAAAAATATAAAATTATTTAATAATTAAAATTGTTTTTTAATAGGTGGAACAAATCCACCACCAACTTTACCTCCAGAATTTGGTTTATAATTAGCAAGATCAGGGTTGAGTACAATCTCATAACTTTTTACATATCCAGTAGTATTCAAAGTTGTTGGTTGTAAAGCAGTATATTGATCTACAAATTCATTAAAGTTTAATCCTTTGTAACTATTTATACTGAAAGGAAAATGTACTCTATTATATTGTAAAAAAGAATTTATATCTGATTTTCTATAAACATTTATAGCTACATCCTTTAAACCTGGAACATCAAGTGGCGCAATATGACCATCAATATAAACTTTTAAATCCTCTAAATATAAATAATTATTATTTTGATCGGTGTTTGTTAAAAATGGCAAGTTGCCTATTGTTTGTTCGCTAATTGACACTGCTCTTAAAACTTTTCCTCCGTCTGGTGTATCTTCAATAAATGTTGAAATACTTTCATCCGCACTTTGAATCATATTTTGAACTGAAAACAAAAGCCAATCGCGATGTTTTAAATCTGCTTCACCCATTTTATATATAAATACAATAGATTTATTTTTTAAAAAATAATAATGATGAATTTTAAACTAAACTATTTTTTATTTTGGTTATTAACCAATTTTATTATTTTGAATTAATCTTTTTATAAACGCACTTTCAGTTTTATGTGAAATATACATATTCACAATTTCAGCTGGAGAATAAAAATATTCTTTTACTTTTTTTAATTGTGTTGTGTTAATTTCATTTTCAAAAAAATGATAATACATTTCCTTAATTGTATTATAACTGGCATTTTGTAATTCATGTGAAATATCAATTCTACCTGGCCTGATTAATGCCGAATCCAATTCGTCATAATGATTGGATGTAATAATTAGAATTCTACCTGGGGTTTCTCTAATTCCATCCCATAAATTTAAAATATCATCTAGTGTAATATTATCTTCATTATTCATATTTGGTAATTTAACTTGTACACTATCTGTAGCATTAATATCCATAATGTTTTTTAAAACATCGCCAAGCTTTACATTATCGTCTTGAGATTTATTTGTTAAATAATGTTGTTTATTTTTGTTATTATTTTTGTTAGTAGATGTATTATTTTTTTTGAATTTATATTCTCTTTTTAAAACAATATCACCAATACAATCAATATCTTCAATTACAATTATTTTGTTATCAAAACTAATAGAGCCTTTTTCATTATTACTATTATAGGTATTTTCAAAAAAGAATTTTTCCAACTGTTGTTTTGTTTTGATTATTTTTAAAGATAAAAAAATAATGTTACGATTTGTATAATGAGCAAGAGCCTTTATTAAAGAGGTTTTTCCTGTTCCTGGAGGTCCATGTAATCCGATTCCCAATGTATATGGGACTCCCTTATTTTCGTACCATTTACGATTTTTCATAAAAAAATCTATTTTTTCTAAAAATTCTTTTTTTCCATCAAAAAATATATTATGAAATGTTCTTGTAGATAAAAATTGAGTTTCATTCCAACAATTATAAATATTATCCTCATCATCAGTTTTTACTTTATTTAAAATATAAATAAATCTTTTGTTTTCACGATTTGTTTTTATAGTATTTAAATATTCATTTGTAATTTCATC